AAATCTTGTTGCTGACGTTCGTGAACTGCCGTTTGGCGCGGTCGTTTTCCGCGCGCACTGTTTGCAGCGCAACCCGCAGCCGCTCGTTGTCGGCCTCTAGCCGCTCGATCTCGGCATTGGCCTCGCGCAATCTGCGGGAAAACCGCTGGCGTTCTTCGTCGGTCATCGCAGCGGCATCTGACAGCTGAGTAGCACGATTGCCAGCAGCGTGCTGCAGGCGATGCAGAACAGCACCCAGCCAAACGCCGGCGCCCATTGCGGGATCATTCTCGTATCCTCGGTTTGCGGACGATTTCGTCGGCGAAATTGCGCCATGCTGTAATCTTGCGGTCCTTGCGTATGCCAGCGGCGGTCGAGCGAATGCGATTTGATTTCGCTATCGCCGGCACGTCCTGCTTTGCAGTCTTGGCACCATGACAGCCGACGCACAGGCATTGACAATTCTCCAGGCTGTTGTCCCCCGAGAATTCTGATGGGTTGCGGTGGTCGTAAGCAAACTTACCCGGCACCAGCAGCCCGCCGCAGCCTTCGCACCGGCCCATGGCGCGGCGATAGGCGGCGAGTTTGGTGGCCTTGGAAAATTCAACGCGCATGGTCGGCCACGTCATCGGCGAATTTAACGCCGCGCTGCGTGCCTTCGGCGTACATCAACTCGATTAGCTCGGCCATTTGCGATGTGCTCATCTTGCTCGATTGATGGCCGCACGGGAACCAGCTTTTTTCGTCGAGTGTAGGTAACACCTCAACCTTATAACCAAGCTCCTGCATGAAAATGGCCTTCCATTGCTCGGGGGTCCATCGCTGGTCGCGCAAGGTGGCCTGCACCGATATCTCTGTGAGCATTGCCCACATTTTCCGATTTTGCTCGGATGTGCGTGTTTGTTTTTCTTTGTCCACAATCATCTTGTAGGCATGGCTCGCGGTGAAGCTCATTCTTTGATGTCCTTGTAAGCCTTGTACGAGTGCCGCAATCCCTCGATGAAGACATCAAAATCAACCTTATAATGCTCAAGCATCCAGACGATCTGGTAGGACAACACGGTCAGCACGTCGTTGCCAAATGCGGACGGCTTGAGGCCGGCCATCCGGTATAACTCCAGGCTGTCGTTCCACCACACAAAATGCTTGTCCTTGATGCGATCGAGCAGATCGTTGCGGATAATCTGTTCTTTATTCATGGGTATCGCTTTCTCACCAGATCGACGGTCGCGTCCAGATCAATCAAAAACTGCGTGACCTCTAATTCCATCTTGGCGATCAGCGTGTCGTCGCGCTCGAGGCGGCGGATGTTCAACTGCGCCTTGGGCGACAGTTTCGCGTTGTCGTGATACGAAACAAAGTCGCACCACTTGCGATCAGGCAGGCACGCCATCTGCCACATCATCTGGCTGATGTAGGGCGGATCGATTTTGTCACCTAGCAGCATGCTCAAATGCTGCGCGCCGTTGGGCACCTTGATCTCGATGAGGCCATCGCCGACCAGACCATCGGGCGAGGCGCCGGCATTCGGGATCGTGGGATGGGTGATAAACCCTACCTGCTCGACCTCGACGCCGCGTTCCAACGTGTAGGCAAAGCGCGCCTTGGGCTCCTTTTCCGAGCCCAGGATCATGGCGGGGCTGACGTAATGCTCGGTTAACTCGCCGGTCAATCTCTCCCACACTAATTCCGCCATATAGTTTTTGCGGCCGGCGGTGTAGCCGCCGCTGCGCGTTGTCGCGATGATGTCGTGGACACGCGACGCGGTGACCTTGCCGATGCGGGCCTGCAGCCATTCATCCGATCCCTGGATCATCGCCGCTGTTCCTTGCGCCAATCTTCGAACGAGCAATTGCATGTCCCGTAATAGACTTCCCGCACCCATCGCTGTTTGAGCGATTGCTCGGATGGGTTATTTGGCAAGCCCGGCTTGCGCTGTCCGGTCAGCAGCCGGAACTCCAGCAGCGCCATCTTTCCGCAATTGGGATAGGCCAGCAATTCCGCATCAGACAGTTTGCGTAGATCGCCTACAGTCTTGATTTCCGGGGTTCCCCAGCGGGCGATATGTCTGCAGCGCCCAGTGAGCAACACGTTGTCCAGCAGCGTGTCGTCGGGCAGATCATTCTGTTGCATTGGCCACCTTATTCGGCAATCCCTTGACCCAATTGAGCGCGGCGGCGAATCGCTCGGGCGCCAGATCGTGCAGGGTGTCGATGCCGGCATAGGCGCAGAACCATTCCAGATCGCGGCCGCCATCCTCGATCGCCTTGGTTAGGTCGACGGCCTGCTCGTCGTTGAGTTTATCGGGCGGCTTGGGGCCGTTGCCATTGCCGGCCGACACAGCGTCGTCATCCTTGCCGGCGGCCAGGCCGAGCGCGCATTTGAGGGTGTAGCGTTGCAGGTAGGTGACCGTGGATGCGATCGCCTGGATCGGGTTCTTTGATCCCGAGGTATCAGCCGGCCCGGGCAAGCTGTTCTCCTCGCTGTGGCCGCCCTCATGGCTCAAGATGCATGTCACGATGATCTGCTTATCGATGACCTCGGTGCGCCAGCGATACGACAGGCCGTACTTGGACAGCACCGGGACGACCACCTTGGCGATGCCGACCAAATCCTCATGCTTGTAGGATGTCTTGCCGGTGCCGAAGCTGACCTCGCGGTCTTTCACGATCGTGGGGATTTCGGCCTTGGCCTTGGCGATGGCGCGGTCGAACGCTTTCTTGGCCTCGCTCTTTTCCCAGCGTTCTTGCAACGCCAGCATCTTCTCAAGGGTTTCCGGCGCGGCGCCCGACATCAGGGCGCGGGAGAGCATTTCCATGGGCGTTGCCGGCGTGACCTGTTGCAGGCCGATCGGCGGCATCTGGGGGTTGGGGATCATGTTCGTTTGTCCTGTCGTGCTGGTTGTGAGGCGCCGTTTAGGATCAGCCCCAAGGTGTCGATGGTCCGGTTTGTCTGCTCGGCCTCACGACGCATTGCCTCATAGGCGCGGCGTTGGCGGCGGTTGCCGCTAGGGTCTGGGTTATCGACGGGCCGGACGCGGCGCCGAGAGGGCATTTGGTTTATCTGCAGGGTGACGCCACCCTTGCCACTGACACCATTTTTCATAGTCATTTCCTCCTCCCACGGCGGACCAGAAAGCCGGCGGCGCGATCCAGTTCCTCGCGCAGTGTTTGTTTGACTGCGGCCAGCAGGACCTCGGTTTCGGTCGCGACCTGATGGTCGATGTATTTTTTGTAGCCGTCAGTGACGCGCCAGAAGTTGCTGCAATGCTCGATCGCTTCGACCATGCCGGTCTTGCATGCTTCACGGATCATTGGCCGCAGCATGTGCTCGCGAACGCGGATCGGCTTGCGCGGCTTGGGTTTGGGCGGTCGGCCGCGGCGTTTCTTGGTCATAGCGGTATCTCGTCGTTGAGGCCGTCGACGGCGCCGCCGCCCATGCCGGTGAGGTTTTCGCCCTTGTAGGTGAGCTTGCCCTTGCTGGGATTGAGCAGCCGCTTGCGCTGGGCGACAAGCTTCTGCAATTCGTTGGCGGCCCTGAACAGCTTGCGCTGCCATCTCTCGATCGCCTCGGAGTTGGCGGCGAGCTTGCCCTGGCGGCTTTCGATCCGCATATCGACGCGCTCGGGATCGTAGTCGGTCATGGCTTTTCCTCAACGATGTGGAAGCCGCCGCAGCCTTCGGCGTTGGAATGTGATGGCCGGCAGTCGTGATAGGCTTCACCGCCGCCCATTTCGTCTGGTGGAAACCACAGGCGGGCTTTGGTGAGGCGTTTGAGGTGTAGGTATTCGCGGACCAGCCAGCGGGCCGTATTCAGCCGCCCGATGTTCTCGGCATAGACCAGTGTTGTGGGATCGTGTCCCATCGCGCTGTATCGTTCGATGCGATAGGTCATCAGTACCCCCCCGCCTGTTCGTTGAAGCCGTCGCTGTCCCCATCCCATTCCACCGTGCATTCCTTGCATTCCCAGGTTTTGTGGCCGAGGGGAGTGGTGATGAAGTTGAGCGGCTTTTGCTCACCGCAGCATTCGCACTCGCCAATGCGCTCGCGGCCCAATGGCAGGCCCATTCCGGACTCGGCTATTTCGAGTTTGAATTGCAGGCGGCGGAAGTGTTCTTTGGGGGTCATCGGCGGCCCCCATCACTGATGCTTTCGAGGTAGTTTTTGGCGTCGGCCTCGGTGGTGAATTCGCCGATAACCGTGTAACCGCTGACGAATTCTTCGGTCACAATCCACTGCTTGCCGTCGAACGAATGGGAATAGGCCAAGGGGCGAAGCGCGCGGCCAAAGAATTTAAGGCTTTTGATTTCCGCGACGAGTGTTCCAACCTCCTCGGCGATTTCGTGCTGCGCCTGGTCGCTGCTGCTTTCCAGCAGATCGCGGGCCTTGTTGAGGGCCTCGATGGCGGCGATGGCGAGTTGCTTGTCGGTGGTCATTTGTCCTGCTCCCGTTTCGATGACCCACCTTTGTCACAGCCTGTGACAGATGTCAACAGGGCAATTGACGTTTTATACAAGCCGTGACAAATTACGGCGATGAAAGTATCGAGTGCGAACAAGGCGATCGACGTGCTGGGTGGAACCCAGGCCGTGGCCGACATCTTCGGCTGCAATTACCGGGTGGTGCTCAATTGGCGACGCCGCGGCTTTCCGCCTGACACCTACTGGGCGCTGGCGCCGGAACTGATGCTGAAGGGCCACACCTTCTCGCCGCTGCTGTTTGCCCAGAAACTGCGGCGGGCCGACACCGCGCGGATGGCGAGCCGTGACTGACGATCCCTACCGCCGCGGTATCAATTTCCTGATGCATGAACGCCACGGCAAGCTGTGGCGCCCGCGCACCATCCCCCAGGTTTGCGGCTGGCTTGCCACCCGGTTGCTCGCCCACGCCTTCGATAAACCCTTGGCCGCGGTGGCCGTCGACATCATCGAGGAGGACAGAGCGTATGGCCGATCGATTAAACGACCTAGTGGTGGGACTACAGCGGATGGCCGAGGGCGCCCGCCTTCGGGGTGACGATCTGCGCTACATCCAGCAGCGGGATACCGACGAGCACATCCAGTGGCTCGACCAACTGCTGTCCATGGTGGAGAAGGTGCGCTCGGTGCTGCTTGAGGAACGCGACGCCTTCGTGCCGGCGCCGCCGCGGCCGCCGCAATTACAGAAAAACCTGCACGCGGTGGACGAGAAGATGCCTCGCATTGCAAGCAAGGGGCCGGCGGCCTGACATTGGGCAACTCGCGTGCCAGATGATGACATTGCCCGTGAGGCCGCTCGCCGCGACGCCTCGCACCGCTACCACCCCAAAAACATCGCCACGCTGAAACTGCGGCGCGATGACATCAATCCCAATCTCAAGGGATTGCGGGGCGAGCAGGCATACTGCGAGGCATTCGGCCGCAAGGTCGACCTGTCCGCCAAGCCCGGCGGCGACGGCGGCCGCGACAGCGATATCGAAATCGACGGCAAGCTGTTCATCGTCAATTGCAAGACCGCGATGTTCCCGCGGGATTTGATCTGCCCGGTGGACGAGTGCAAGCCGGACACGATCTACGTCTGTTGCCACTACGTCCCCGAGCAGGACCGCGCCCGCATGCTGGGCTGGCGTTGGGGCCGTGAGTTGATGACCTCCTGGCCCAAGACCCACGGCTTCCACATCGTCAACTACTGGTGGCCGGCGCGCGACCTGCGCTCGATCGATGAGCTCCACCGCCTCGGCAAGACGCCCCGCGGCTTAATGCTGATCGAGAAGGAGGAGCGCGAGCGGCCGCCACCGTTCCACGGCCGCTGCATCGTCTGCGGCCAGCCCGGCATCTATGTCGGCTGGTACTGCGAGGATCACCGGGTGTGGTGAC